CACGGTACAAGCCCTTACTACACTTTGGAGAGGCAACAAAACCAACGTAATAATCAATGAAAAGGTAGAAACGAAAAAAGAAACCACAACGACCGATAATAATGAAGCGTAAATAAATGGGATTAGGCGGCCAACTTTGGAATTATCTATTTGGAAACGGTGGGGGAACAGTACCCATGACTGGACCGCGTGACGATGGAAATGGTGGTTTGTTTTGGCCTTTAGGCTCCGAGGTGAGCAGCGTTCTTTCTCTTAAAGATTTTAGCAGTATCGAAAATGCTTACTATAAATGTGGATCACTCCAAACCACAATGTTAGATAAGGCGCAATGTGCTATTAATGCGATTACCACGCTTCAAACCTTGGACGGGAAAGAGGCAAAAAGTTCACAGGCCAAAGATATTCTAAAGAAAATGGCTAGGCCTAACTACTCACAAAGTTATCCATTATTCAGAGCGCAAAGCAAAACATGGTGTCAATTATACGGGTGGCATTTGGTATGGTACAAGCCCAACGGATTAAAAGGTGAGTTTCAAAATATATGGAATTTACACCCCGTTAAAACTCAAGTAACATTTAGTCTTAATTCATATTTCGATGGAGTGGATATGATGGATTGCATTGTTTCAATTAAATATTATTGGTACGGCAATTTAATTGATATTCCAAAAGAAGAAGTGAGATTTGTTGAAGATACAACCGATACTTATTCCGGCGCAACGGCAACTATAAACCAACACCCGACTTTGCCGACTTCGCGCTTTATGGGGCAAAATTTCGTTTTAAGTAATAATATAGCCGCGATGGATTCACGCAACTCAATGATTACCACACGTGGCGCACAGGGTTTTATTTCACCAAATCAAAAAGACTCAGCAAGCGTGATTCTATTACTACCAAATGAGATAGAAGATTTAGAGCGCAAAATGGCCGGCGGTTATGGTATAGGTTCAAATCAAAGTAAATATTGGTTTAGTCCAAAAGGTATAAAGTACCAGGCCACGAATATGAGTACCCGCGAGTTAATGCTATTTGAAGAAACAACCGACACGAAAATAAGCATTGCGGCCTCTTTAGGTTGGCCTCGTGAATTATTGGGATTAATGGAGGGTTCGACCTACGCAAACCAACGTGAAGCAGAAAAAGGGGCTTACCAACGTACAATTATACCAGAGGACAAAAGCGAAGTTCCACAATTATGGGCCGGGTGGAATTTAGAAAGTTTAGGGTTAAAAGTTGTAACCGATTTTAGCCATTTGGAAATTTTAAAAGAAGATGAACAAGCATTTCAAACAACTGCTAAAACCTACATTGAGAATATCAAAGCTATTCAGTCAATGAATTGCGAGTATGATAAGAAAATAAAAATTGCAGTCACAACCTTACAGATTAGTGAACAGGAAGCCAAAGAATTAATAAGCACAAAGGAAAATGAACCAACAGGAAGCACAACCACAGGAACAACCCAAGCCTAAATTAACGGCGGAACAGATAAAGGAATTGAAAAAACGTGAGGCATTAAAAGAAAAGCAAGCCCACGAAGGCACAACCATAAGAAAAGATGTTTAAGTGTATCTATTTTCCCGATAAAGAGATTGCCACTAAGGAGGCAATGTTTAAGCATTTGCGCGAAAATGAGAAATCAATTATCGCTATAAAAAAGGCTTCGATTCAAAAGAGTTGCGAGAAGGGAGGCATTGATTCTGTTTTGTTTTTGGATAAAGAGGTGTCAGCATCAAAAGGAATTCATTTAAAGGACGGGTTTATTTACCCGGTTATAAACACTACTCTTTACCGTGATAGTCATAAGGACGTACATTTGAACGGGATTTGGAATAAGTCACTAAAAGAGCAGAACGGTAAAATGTACTATGTTCTAAATCACAAATTAGAAATAGGGCAAATTATTAGCTGGCCTCAAGATGTTAATGTGTTGGTTAAATCCGTACCGTGGAGTTTCTTAGGTAAAGATTATGAAGGTAATACAGAGGCTTTAATGTTTGAAATTGAAAAATCAAATATTAAAAATGCAGTAGCGAAGGAAATTATAGATGAAAAAAGACCCGTACAAGGTTCTATTTCAATGCAGTATATAAATGTTTTTTTGGCAATGAATAGCAAAGCCAAAGGTGACGAGGTCTATTTACAACGCTATAATGACTATATAAATAGCATAGCCAACAAAGAAGAAGTTGAAGAAGAGGGATATTTTTATGGAGTTGGTGAGGCTGCAATGAGAAATGAAGGGAGTATGGTTGTAAGGGGTTCAAATCCTATAACACCAATAAAAGAAAAAACAGAAGCCGGTGAGTCCACTTCTGAAAAACAAGTTCAAATTGAGCCGTCAGATGACACTCATAAATTTATTCACAGACGTTTAATTTAAAAAAATCAAAATGGCATTTACCAAAAAAACTTCCGCCCAAATTAAGGCGATGAGTGATGCAGAATTTGACACCTACACGGCCGAAAAAGAAGCACACGATTTACAAGTTTCAGAAAATCGCATAAAAGAAGCGATTGAAACACAAATGAAAACCGTTGTACCTACAATGGTAACCGAAGCAACCAAAGATTTAACTTCTGAGGTTGAAACTTTAAAAGGCAATAACACCACTTTAGCAAATGAGGTGACAAAGTTAAAGGGCGACAAAAGTAAAACTGAAAAGTTAGACCCTTATGCCGCTATTAAACAAGAAGATATTGATAAATTCAATGCCGACTTGAACAATGATAAGGCGAGTATGAATTTCACTATTAAGGCCGCCGGCACAATGTTAGTAAGCACTAATATTTCGGGTAACACTAATTTCAATTTGATTTTGGAAGAAGGCCAACCCGCCGCCGTACCTATTCCGCCGCCGTTAATGGTGCAAATCGCTGATGTGCGTATGATTAAGAACCCCGGCAAAGGTGCAGTTCCTACTGTTGGATGGATCAACAAAACTAACTTAGACGGAACTGCTGGAATCACTGCTGAAGGTGCGTTAAAACCACTTTTGGACTTTGATTTAGTTGGCGAAACTATGCCGGTTAAAGAAATCGCAGCCCGTGAAAATGTTGGAAAGTATATGCTTAGAGATTATTCTCAAATGCAAGAAACTATCAATATTGACCTTCGTACGCAAATGGATAAAGCTGCGGATTTGCAATATTTAACCGGTGCGGGTACAACCGAAATGACGGGTTTATTAACTTATGCTTCTGCATATACTGATACCTCGTTAGATGGTGATATTCCGGATGCTGGCGTGTTGGATGCTATCTTGGCCGCCGCTTTGCAAATTGAATTAGTAGGATGGACAGGAACTTTAACCGCCGTGGTTAATCCGGTTACTTACACCCAAATTTACGGTTACAAATCATTGAAACACCGTGAAACAGGATTGGTAATTGTTTCAGAACGTGGAGGAGTATTGTACGTAAACAATATTAAAATTATGAAATCTTTGAAAATTACCGCTGGATACCTTTTGGTTGGTGACTTCTCAAAATCTCATATCCGTATTGTAGATGATGTGGAAATTATGGTAGGGTACGGTGCTTCGACTGATGACTTCAACAAGAACTTATTAACCGTTCGCGGTGATATGAGAGCTTGCCACTTTGTGAAGGATGTTGAAACATCAGCATTTGTGTACGATACTATTCAAAACATTATTGACGCAATCCTTGAGGCTTAATTTTTAACCATTTAATTTAATTTCATACAATGAAAAAGTTTTTAGTATTATTTTTATTATCGTTATGCTTTTACGCGACAAAAGCACAAACCGCAATGACCCCCGCGAGTGGGTCGGTGGATAGCTCGGCAACTGAATACATCACGGCAACCATCGGAGGTGGATTTGGTCAACTTATGATCCAGCCCGTTATAACCAAAGTGGCAAATACGGGTAGCACGGTTGCCGGATATTGCCTCTTACAAGGTTCTTTAGACGGAACTAATTGGGTAAATGTTCCAACGTGGAAACGAATACCAGTTAATGGATATGGTAGTGCAGTTCCTTTCAGTATTTACGAGGCCGACACGTTTACATTAACCAACGTAACCACGGCGCAAACTAAAGTCTGGAATGTCGGGAGTTATACCGAGGAGTGCAGCCCCTACTACTACTATCGTATTGCAATCGTAATGACTACCACTAAGGTAACGGGTACAGGAGTTTACATTTTAAGGAAACGTATTTAAAACCAATTTAACACAATTATTTTTATGGCAGCTGAAAAGTTCAAGAACGCAAAAAATGACAAAGGTCAACCAATCGACAAAGAAGGAAACCGTATTATCGACCTTCGCAAACGTGCCGATTACTATGTAACCTCATCACACCCAAACGCGAAAGCGCACGGGGGAGTAGGTAAGAAAATCCAATTAAGCCCACACACACACGGGCCTAGAATGGTAGAAAAGGGATGGGTAAGTTTAGAACCAGTCGAAGCGAAAAAACCAAAAGCAGAAAAAGCGTAAATGAGATTTATTGACACTACTTATTTCGGTAACGGGTTACCTACTTATATAGCCAATATAGACCTATCAACTGGCAATGTCAGTAACAAAACCGCTTTTGAAACCTTTATAGGTGATAAAGAGGTGGAGTGGATGGAGGCTTATTTTGGGTATGAGTTGGCGAAAATTATAATCGCGGCTTATGATGCTTCGATTGCAGTTTCGCCGACCACGTTACCGACTAAGTATGCCAATATTATCACGGGCGCAGAGTTCACGGATTCGCAGGGTAATTTACAAAAGTGGGGAGGTCTAACAAGAAGTACCAAAGTTTCACCTTTAGCGGGTTACGTTTACTTTTTATGGAGAAGGCAAAACGTGACGAGTACAAACCAACAGGGCGAAGTTTCAAACCAAATTGAAAACAGTATTACAGAAGGGCCGGTAAACAAACAGGCGCAAAATTGGAATGACCAAATCGAGCAAAACCATATACTTTATGAGTTTATGACTGTAAACATTGCTGATTATTCCGAATGGCGAAACAATTGGAGTAAAGCACAAAGAAACCTATTAACGAAAGTAACAAGTTTATGAAATCAATCCCAATAGTTTTAAAGGAGTTTGTCGAAGAACAGTTTAACGCTGATTTGACGATTACCGCCGTGGAAACTATTTCGACTGGAGTTTATAAACTGACTTACGATTGCAAGCGCAACACACCTTATGTATGGCTTACGAGTAACCCCGTTTTTAGAGTATTTCACGGTGCAGATACCTATTATTACACCATTACCGCTATTGGTGACTGTGATTTTACCGTAACAAGTTCGGGTACGGTTTATATTCCCGTTGTTGGTGACACGTTTAGACAGGTTCGCCCTACGTTTATTCACGGTACGCAAAAGAAAGCGAAAGCAGAATTAGACCAAATTATTCAGAAAGGATTAACTTACCCTTTGATTTACTTACAAGAAATTCAAGGCGAAAAGTTCACCAATGATTTACTGAGTTCTATTATCTCAAAGCCTAATTGTCGGATTTGGTTTTTATTGCCTAATGATTTGAATTGGACAACTGATAATCATTACGATTTAGCTATTGAGGCAATGAAGAACCTAGCAACGGAATTCATGGCCCAAATAGAATACTTTGGAGTAACCGCACCGCCCGAAAGTGACCCCGATACCTTTGAACTTATTTACCATGCCGGAATTGGAACGACCTCGGAAACGGGTCATTTAAAAGACTTACTTAATACCCCTCATAGTGGTTGTTTAATGCTTACTACTTTATCAATTAGTCGTCAAATATGTTGTTGTTAAAATCATTCACAATTTAAAAAAAAATTAATAAATCACGGATATATGCGATTGCGGTGGTGCGCTTAGAACACTAGGTACTGCATCATGCCCGGCTTTAATTTCGCCGGTATATAAATGGATATTTACACCCGAATTTAAGGCGGACGGCACTTCTAATGAGTTGGATTTGTCAAGTGATCCTACCTTAAATGCTGCATACTTTGCGGCCAAAATCATTGCAAGTGCGGATAAGCCGTGGAATGTTTCACCTCGCGTAATGAATTTCGAGAATGCCCGCGCAGAGCCTAAAATGGAAACCTTCAACAACGACACAGAACAGTCATATGTGATGGATGGGATGAAAGTTGAAAAAGGTATTTGGAGAGAAACCCCCGCGAATTTGGCCGACACTATTAAAGGCTGGAATTGCACTCCAATGGTAGCCTATGCGATTACTCAAAGCGGCCAATTGTTAGGAATGGAAGGTAGCGGATACAAGAAACTGAGAGGCATAAAAATCTCTTTAGGCTCTTTCTATTCGACCTTAGTTCAAAATAATAATGTAACTGTTGGAGTTCAGAAAACAATGGTACAATTCACTTGGGATTCGTCAGAATGTGATAAGAATTTAAAAATGATTGCGCCTGGTTCTTTTGCCGTTGGTTACGATATTAAGCAGTTAAGCGGATTAATTCAAGTGGATTTTAAACCTCACTTAGCTAACACCGCAACAACCGTAAAAGTAGCAGCCGACACAAATCAAGGTTATTTAACTACTCCAGTACTTGTTACAGGTTTGGTAGCCGGTGACTTTGCGGTAACAAATCGCACAACAGGAGTGGCAGTCACTATTACGGGAGTTACTGAAATAAGCGGTTTGTATGTAATTACTTACACATCTCAAACCGGGAATTTGTTGCAATTAACTTGCACTAAAACCGGGTATCAATTTGCACCCTATAATTACACCTCTAACTAATTTTAAATCATGGCAGAACAACCGATCGACTGGAACAAAGGCAAACATTCTTTTAATGTGGAATATGTAAAGACTATTTCACGCGAAGAATTCATAAGCCAATTTGCGCACCTGGACAAAGATGTGGCGGGTGCAGAGTATGATAAAATCGTACCACCCCCAGCTAAAAAACCTAAAGAGTAGTTTAGACGAATTGTAACCCTCTCTAATTTGAGGGGGTTACTTTTTTAAATGATTACCCGCGAAGAAATATCGAAACCTTTTAACGCTGAAATGTTGCGGGTTCTTAGTGAAATTTCTAAACTGATTAAATCAATTACACCCGACGAGCCATATCCACGTCCTTACCATGTTAGCGATAAACTAAAACAAAATGCTGGATGCGATTTACAACCTATTGAATAGGGCGAATTCATTACATAATGACTTTGCGGTTGAGGCAATGGATAAGCCGCAAACAATGGATTTAGTTGTAGAATTAAACACGCAAAAACAGTTATTTGAGCAAGGTATTGATTCACGTGGAATAAGTTTAGAAGAAATTGGGGGCGATTACGCAACAGTAACGAAAAGATACAAAGCAGAACGAGGGCAAAGATTTGACCATGTTACATTGAATGATACGGGCGAATTTTATAGAAGTTTTGACGCAGTATTCGATGCAACGGGAAACATAATAATAACGGCAAACAGTATTAAAGATGGCAAAGATATTACACTACGATGGGGCGAAGATACACTAGGATTAACCCCTCAAAGTATTGCTATAATTAAACCAATAAACCGCGATAATATCATAAAAGAATTGAGAAGCTTTCTATAAATGACCGAAATAAAATTATACGATAGTATTTCAACCATGTTAATTAATACTTGGTTAAAAATCCATGAAACAGGGGATTTAAAGCTATTGATTATTTCGGGCGAACCAAACGACAAACAACTTAGTGAGGCGTGGGATAAGGCTTATAGTGAATACATTACGGAGTTTGGGGTAAGTGAAGATTTTAAAGATTTCTTAGAAGTAAAAAAGTCGCTTATTTACCACATGATAGAATACGCCTTAGAGCCTTCACCTATAAATGACACACGCCTTAAACTTGCCCAAATCGAACATGATACATATTTCGATAAAATTGAGGCGCAAAAAATGAGCGTTACTTTTGCTCAAATTGATAAGTATTTAAGAATCCAAACAGATAAAAATAAAATGACTGTAATGGAATATTACGGTTATTTAAAGGCTATACACGGCGAACAATTAAATAAAAGCAATGGCAGAGAATCAGATTAAGGCAGAAGAATTAATTGAAAAAGATGTATTTGCGGACGTTAGGGCTTCTGCAACCGCAACTTTGCCGGTTATGCGTGAAATGTCCACGATGTTACAAAACTTCTTAATGATTACTAAGGAAAGTGTAAAGAGTAATCCATTAGGTTCGGCGGACGATATAAAGCAACTTGCAAAAGCGCAATCAGAAGCAAACACCATTGCAAAAGCTAAGTTAGATATTGACAAACAGATTATAGCAGAAGAAGCGAAGCTAGCAACTGTTATGGATCAAGCCACGGGGTCAATTTCACAACAACACGTGGAACTTGCAAAATTAAGATTAGGAAATGAGGAGGCAAAAAAGCAAGCGAAGGAATTAGCAAAAGAGGAGTTAGGACTAAGAAATGAATATCAAAAGAAAAGTAAAATCCTTAATGATTTAAGGAATGAATATAAAAATTTAGCAGCACAAAATAAAGCGAACACAGTTGAGGCAAAGGCATTATTAGTACAAGTTACTGCCTTAGATAGAGAGTTAAAAAATATTGATGCAACAGTAGGCCAACATCAAAGAAGTGTAGGTAATTACGAAAAAGCATTATCAAATTTACCCGCTCCAATACAAAATTTAATCGGACAACTAAAAGCGTTAGGGCTTGCTGGGTTAGTTTGGAAAGGGATAACCACGGCTGCAAATTTCTTTTATGAAGGAACGGAAAGGGGTTCTGAATTAATGGAAAGAAGATTAGCCGGAATGGGTGCTGCATGGAATGTTTTAAAAAGCCAAATTATAGGAAGTGTTGAGGGGATTGATAACGCATTAGAGAATAGCGGTAAAAAAACAGAACATTGGTACACTAATATAACTGCGGCTGCAAGTGCTTTTATTCAAAATGGCGGGTTTGGTGTGGGATTTAATACGCTTTTTAATGCGCAAAAAATAGTAATGAATGCCGCAGCAACGGCAGCAGAAGATTATACCGCAGCATTGCAAGAGTTAGAAGATTTAGAAAGGGCAATGATAGTACCACGGGCGGAAAGGAATAGGGATATTGTAAAAGCAAGGGAATTAATTTATGACGAAACTAAAACTTTAAAAGAGAAAATTCAAATCGTAAAACAAGTATTTTACCTTGAATCAATACAAGCCGAAAAAGAAGTAGAGCATCAAAAAGCGGTTGTTGCTCAAATGGAAATTGCAAACGCCGAAAAAAGAAAGTTAGGCTTAGAAATGGATGCTGACGATATGAAATTACAACAAGCGAAAGCGAAAGTAATTGATTTAGAAACGCAATCAGCAACCCGAACTTTGAAACTTCATAGAGAAATCCATAAGCTAGAAATGGAAATGAAAAAGGAGCAAATGGAGGCAACAAAGGAGCAAACAGAACAAAGAAATAGGGCTTATGAAGATGAAAAAAAGAACGCCGAAAGAATAAGAACCGAGGAGCAAAAAACAAGTTCTGAAGTAATGAAAGGTTATGAAGATTACTACCAACAAAAAAGCCAAATATATAGATATACGGCTATTGGTGATAAACATTTTTCTGAAACGCTAGCAAAAGATTTATTATTAATTGAAAAGGAAAAATTAGAAACCGAACTAAAAGACGAAAATATTACGGCGGAGGCAAAGTTGGAAATAAGAAAGAGGTTAATGGAGAACTCCATTGCATTAAAGCAATATGAAGAAGATAAGTTAGCGAAGGTAGCAGCCGACAAAGCAAGCAAAGAAAAAGCGCAACGTATTCAAAGGGAAAAAGATTTATTTACCGCCCTCGATAATGAAGCGCAACAACATTACGATAACAGATTAAAGCAAATTGATAATAATATCGCAGCCTCTCAAAAAGAACAAGACACCCTTAAAATCTTAGCTATGCAAGGCGTGGACAATGCGAAGGAAAGTTTAGCCGCCGAACAAAAAGCACAGGCGGAAATGGAAGAAAAACGAGCAGAAACGCTAAGAAAAAAACAACGTGCAGAATTTGCCTTGACTGTTTTTAAATTGGAAACTGCAAACTTAGAAGCAAACCCCGAAAACCCCGGGAAAGCAACTTTGGACACAATCGCACAAGCGGCTGCACTTGTTTCACTTATCGAAGGGTTACCCTCATTCTTTGTAGGAACAGAGGACACTGGAAACGGGGGCGGTTTAGATGGTAAAGGTGGATTTTTAGCGATTAACCACCCACACGAAAGAATTGTGCCAGCAGAAGAAAATATACTATTTGGGGGTGTATCAAATAAAGAAGCGGCGAAGGTTATGAGTTTGTATAATTCAAACCAATTAGCACCCGTTGCATATTCTCATGATAGTAGGGATATTGTACGGGAGTTGAAAAATGTAAGGGAAACAATTAAAACCGAAAAGTCAAATACTTTTTTTGATTACGATCGGATTA